GGACTAAAATATTTGAAAATAACACTTGTAGAATAAATAATAGTAGCGTATTATGTATAGATGCATAACACGTTTAGGCATATTAAAGACCAACTTAAAACACAAGGAGTAATACCATGGCAACATCATTAGCAGAAATCCGTGCAAAATTACAAGCACAAGAGTCACGCGGTACAGGTGGCAATTCACAAGGTGGTGGCGACAACGCTATCTACGCACACTGGAACATCCAAGAAGGCACAAACGCTCGCATTAGATTCCTTCCAGACGCAGACACAAAAAACACATTCTTTTGGGCAGAACGAGCAATGATCAACTTACCGTTTGCTGGCGTTAAAGGCCAAGCAGATAGTAAACCAGTCACTGTACAAGTACCATGCGTTGAGATGTGGGGCGAAGCATGTCCAATCTTAGCAGAAGTTCGTACTTGGTTTAAGGACCAAAGTTTAGAAGAAATGGGTCGTAAATATTGGAAGAAAAGATCATACTTGTTCCAAGGTTTTGTGCGTGAGAATCCTATCACAGACGATAAGACACCAGAAAATCCAATTCGTAGGTTTATCATTAGTCCACAGATTTTTAACTTGATCAAATCAGCATTACTTGATCCAGAGTTAGAAAACTTGCCAACAGACTACCAAGGTGGTTTAGACTTTACAGTCACTAAAACATCAAAAGGTGGTTATGCTGACTACTCAACGTCAAAATGGTCACGCAAAGAATCTGCACTTACAGCAGAAGAAGCTGCGGCGATTGAAACTCATGGCTTATACAACTTGAAAGATTTCTTACCTAAGAAACCCAGCGAAGTTGAACTTAAAGTCATGAAAGAAATGTTTGAAGCAAGTGTAGATGGTCAGGCATATGACGCAGAACGTTGGGGTAATTACTACAAACCAAGAGGCGTGACAATCGTCTCAGCTGAATCAGCTATACCCGTAGCACAAACAGCCGCACCAGCAGTGGCAGATGAAGAATTTGAAACTGCGCCAGCTGTAGTTGCTCCAGTGGTCGCAGAGGCTGCACCAGCGGCTCCTACAGCACCAGTTGCGACACCTCCAGCAGGTGGAACTCCAACACGTGCTGAAGACATCCTAGCGATGATCCGTAATCGTCAGACGATTGATAAGAATTATCCGTAATCGTCAAAAAGTAAGTAAATAAGAAAAGGTAACGGGCAAGTCTGAGGCTTGCCCTGTTATTTCAATGAGGATAAAAATATGGCAAAACCATTTGATATAAGTAAATTTAGAAAGTCAATTACCAAAAGCATTGAAGGCTTAGGTATTGGCTTTAACGATCCGACAGATTGGATCAGCACCGGCAACTACACATTAAACTACTTACTATCTGGTAACTTTGAAAGAGGTATTCCGATGGGTAAAGTAACTGTATTTGCAGGCGAATCAGGCGCAGGTAAATCATTTATCTGTTCAGGTAACATTGTACGCCACGCACAAGAGCAAGGCATTTATGTAATCTTAATCGATACAGAAAACGCACTTGATGAAGCATGGTTACACGCACTTGGTGTAGATACAGGCGAAGATAAACTACTTAAACTTAACATGGCTATGATTGATGATGTGGCTAAGGTTATCAGTGACTTTGTTAAAGAGTATCGCACACTACCAGAAGAAGACCGCCCTAAAGTATTGTTTGTTCTAGACTCACTAGGTATGATGTTAACTCCAACAGATGTTAACCAGTTTGAAGCGGGTGAAATGAAAGGTGACATGGGTCGTAAACCTAAAGCACTTACAGCACTTGTTCGTAACTGTGTAAACATGTTTGGTACATTGAATCTTGGATTAGTTTGTACTAATCATACATACGCTTCACAAGATATGTTTGATCCAGATGATAAGATTAGCGGTGGGCAGGGCTTTATCTACGCAAGTTCAATTGTTGTAGCTATGCGCAAACTTAAACTTAAAACAGACGCTGACGGTAATAAAACCACAACAGTTAACGGTATCCGTGCTGCTTGTAAGATCATGAAGACCAGATATGCCAAACCGTTTGAAAGTGTACAAGTTGAGATTCCGTATGAAACTGGTATGAGTCCATATAGCGGCCTGACAGACATGTTAGAAGCTAAAAACTTGCTTAAGAAAGAAGGCAACAGTTTAGTTTATACCTTTGCTGATAAAACAACTATTAAACAATTCCGCAAAGCCTGGGAACGTAATGAAGATGGTTGTTTAGATAAGGTTATGAAAGAATTATCATCTAATGTAACCCTACTAAGTACTGAATCAAAAGTAGTTGAAGAAACAGAAGAGGAGATAGCAGAATGAGTATTGAGTTAGATGCATTAGGCGAAGTTTGGTTGACTTGTAAGGAGTATATCGCGCCTAAAGACCGCCAGGCGGCAGCTGATCATGTGTTGGCTATAGTAGCAGATCATAACATCGTCGAGCGCGAATTAAAAGCGTTCGGTGGCACCGACAGCTATCTCAAACGTGCATTGAAAGAATACCTAGGTGAAGATGAAGAAGAATCTGCGTATGATGACGATGATGGAGATGATGACTACTAATGTCTGGAAAAAAGTATTTTCCAATAAAAACAGCTACCGCTTGTCAACTTAAATGGGCCTGGAGCACTATATATTTAAATAGTGGCATCACTGGCAGTTGTCATAGAACTGCGTATTCAGAGATCACCCCTGAAAATTTTAGCAATTTTCATAATACACCTTTGAAACTTAGTAATCGGCAACAAATGTTGCAGGGAAATTGGCCTAAGGAAAGCTGTGGGTACTGTCGAAAAATTGAAGAAATAGGAGGAGTAAGTGACAGAATCAGACATCTATCTATACCAAATTTATCCCCAACTGAACTTGAAATAAATTCTGAAGCAACTATAGTATCTCCAACGATACTTGAAGTGTATTTTAATAATGCCTGTAATTTAGGGTGTTTATATTGTCCCTCAGATGGATCATTGAGTTCTACTATTGAGTCCGAAAATAAAAAATTTGGCGAATTTTCACAGAAAGGAGTAATATTAACCAATGGTACTAATCATTTTAAAGATCTAATGCCATATTTTTGGCAATGGATGGAAACAGGATTCTCTACGTTAAAACGCTTGCATATATTAGGTGGAGAACCTTTATATCAGAAAGAATTTGATAAGTTATTAGATATGATAGAAAAGAATCCCAATCCAGAATGCGAGCTTAATATAGTGACTAATCTAATGGTTCCAAAAAAAACTTTAGAGAACTTTATTTTAAAATTTAAACAGTTATTAACCAATAGAAAGTTAAAAAGAATAGATATAACCTGTAGCATTGACTGTTGGGGAGCCGAACAGGAATACGCCAGATGGGGGATAAAACTTGATCAATGGGAAGAAAACTTTAACTTACTTTTAGAAACCAAATGGATCCATTTAAATATAAATCAGACTATATCAGTATTGACTATAAAAACTATGCCAGAATTGTTATTAAAATTATCCAGCTGGCGTAAAAACAGACACGTTGGACATTGGTTTAGCGGAGTTACTCCTGGTCCGTCATATATGAAAGGTGAAATATTTGGTAAAGAGTTTGCGCAAGATGCAAAAAAAATATTTTCCTTGCTTCCTAGAGATTCTGAAGAAAATATATTAGCATATGAATATATGGAAGGTATTTTAAATCAGATATTACAGTCAGAGCAAAATAATGAAGAAATTGCAAATCTAATTATATTTTTAAATGAAAAAGATCGTAGAAGAGGAACCAATTGGAGAACTGTATTTCCATGGTTAGGAAGGTATGAACATGTGGTATAGTCGCGTAGTAGCAAGTTTAGGTAGTATTCCTGATTTTATTCAACATTATGAAAAGGAACTAGAAGACGCACGAAAGGAAGTTGGAGTCTATGGTAACATAGAAAAGAATCTTGCTGGCCTGCCCGGAATTACAGAACGACGTTTTAATCAGCTACAAGAGATTGAAGCAGTTCTTAATTACCTCAACATTCAGTTAAGAAAAATACGCAAGAAACACTTCCAAAAGTATCTAGAAGGATACGCTCGTGCTTTAACTAGTCGCGACGCTGAAAAGTATGTAGACGGTGAAGATGAAGTCATTGACTTTGAAACTATCATTAACGAAGTGGCACTCTTACGCAACAAGTGGTTAGGCATAATGAAAGGACTTGAAAGCAAGAACTTCATGCTAGGACACGTTACACGCTTAAGAACAGCAGGTATGGAGGATGCATCAATTGGCTAGACATAGTTTAAGTATATTAGAAACTATACGACAATATGATACGTTCTTAGAAAGCCTGCGACATGTAGCGGATCTAGGTTGCGGTACAGGTGAAGACGTCCATTGGTGGGCTACCTTAGAAAATTATAATGACCCACCAGAACCTTATAATTTTAATTGTTTTGCTGTTGACAATAATGCTGATCGTCTGAGACAAGTCCCAGATCTAAAAAATATTCATAAAGTACATGACATTTATGATAGACAATTCTTATTTCCTGTTAGTATAGACCTCATATGGGCTCACGATAGTTTACAATATAGTATAAATCCATTAGAAACTCTTCGCATGTGGAATAGCTATATGACTGTTAATGGCATGTTGTTGCTTAGTGTACCTCAACATACTGGTATTGAATATAATAAACATTATAGCAGAGGCTATAGCGGATGTTATTTTCATTACAATCCAATTAATTTAATTTATATGCTAGCCGTCAATGGGTTTGACTGTCGCGATGCATATTTACTAAAGAAATTCCAAGATCCGTGGATCAACATGGCAGTATATAAAACAGACATAGCACCAATGGATCCATTAACAACTACATGGTTTGATCTGGCAGATAAAAATCTATTACATCCTACAATAGTAGATAGTGTAAATGCTAATGGATTTCTTAAACAAGAAGAAATCTGCATGCCGTGGTTAGACAAAGAATTGTATTTTATTGATTATCAGAGTCAACGTATGGAATTTCCCCCAGCTACAGAAACGACAGGAACATTGAATGAAACTACACGTTCTAATAAAACAACAGTTGCGCAAGCCGCACCTAAATCAAAAGAAACTCCGGTACTTAAACCATTAACGATTAAGAGCACTCCACCTACCAGAAAGAGTTATAAACATGGTAAATAGAGTGGTCCTATGCACGGGCGGATTTGACCCTTTACACTCAGGACACATAGAATACTTCCGTGCGGCCAAACGTCTGGGTGACGTCCTAGTAGTTGGAGTTAATAGCGATAGTTGGCTCAGACGCAAGAAAGGTCGCGAGTTCATGCCCAGCTATGAGCGTGTTCAGATCATTGAAAATCTCCGTATGGTAGATCATTGTATATTGTTTAATGACACAGAAGATCATGCTATAGAAGCCATACGTAACGTCAAGATCATGTATCCTAATAGCGAAATCATATTTGCCAACGGTGGTGATCGCACAGCAGAAAATATACCGGAGATGTCAGAATCTAATGTCAAATTTGTGTTTGGGGTTGGCGGCATAGACAAAAAGAATTCAAGTAGTTGGATCTTAGAAGAATGGAAAGCACCCAAGACAGATCGTCCTTGGGGTTACTACCGTATATTACACGAAGTGCTGGGTACTAAGGTTAAAGAGCTTACTATTAATCCAGGACAAACCCTGACCATGCAACGGCATTTTGACCGCAGCGAACATTGGCATGTCGCTGAAGGACATTGCCAGGTTGAACTTGAGGATGAATCTGTCCCCCTACATCAACACGAGCACTATCACATACTACCAGAAACATGGCACAGACTACACAATCCCTTTGCAAAACCCTGTAAAATAGTAGAAATCCAGTATGGTATTGACTGCACTGAACAAGATATAGAACGCAGATAAATACTATATCATGAAAATACGAGATATAGTAGAAAGCACAGTAATCCAAGAGGCACCAGAGCCTACGATATTGGCGTTCCTGAAAAAAATCAAACTTAAAACCCTTGTCAAGGGTAACAACGTAGAAGTATTGGTAGATACTCCCCCAAAAAACAAAGATGCCTTTAGAAAAGAAGTATTACTAACTCTACTAAAAAGTCTCAAGCCCGCTGGAGCCGCATATGATCCCTTGGGTAGTAGCATAGGTCGCATAGTATTTCCTGATTATGCCACTAAAATCTACGTCAAAGACATAGGTAAAAAAGGCGACAACAGTGCTGGAATTGGTAACGAAACAGCCATTGCAGAAATGATTGAAAAAGTCATCAAGAATCATGGATCCGCTAATGTAACATTCGTTGATGATCAAAAAAGAAAACTTAGAATTAAAAATGTTACTCAAGTAGACATTTCGGGTAGAAGCTCAGGAACACGTAAACAGGGCGGCGAAGTTAAAAAAGCTGATATTGTATTACGTAGTCTACGAGGACACTTGCCAGTATCTATCAAAAAAATAAATGCTGAATATTGGGAAAGTGCAGATACTTACTACGGTGCTAAAGCAGGTGTATTGATTAAAAAATTACGCCAAGCAGGTCATGTCAAACTATTAAAAACAGATAAACCTGGTATTTTTAAACTCAATAAAGAAATCGTAGTTGAGCCCACAGAACAAGAAGCACAGCATGTGATATTTGGTGGAGACATTAATCCAGAAGGTGGTATTATAATCCAAACTTTCTTGCCTGAACACTTTGTTCAAGATGGCACCAACGTAACTATACATGCTCATGCTGTTATAAAAACCAAAGAAGATATACCAGAAAGCCACCTAATGATGTGGTTAATTCGCAACGATTCTAGTAGAAATATTGCTACCATTGGTATACCTGGTGTGCGTGTATATGCCGCTGCTTATAAGAGAGCAATTGGCGGTGGCGATAAAAACATTGTTTTGGTAAACGCAAAAGGTAAAGTAGTATAATCATAAAATTAGTTGACCTTGTTATAAATTTCTGTTATACTTAAATGTAATTTCAATCACTTATGGAGTATTCAATGGCCACAAAAGTCGTAAATTCAGTAGAACGTTATAACATTGACAACTGTCTTAAACCATTTGGTAACAACCGTTACCAGATGATATTAGCGGGTGCTACACGTGCCCGTGAAATCGCTAACAAACGTACATTCTCAGAAAAACACGGTGATAGTACCAAATACGAAAATAAAGCCGTAGTTGAAGCATTAGTAGAAATTGATCAAGGTAAGTTTGGTGTAGAATATTTAGATAAAATCAAAGGATAAAACATGGCAAAAACTAACAGTAGTTTTAATCTTTCAAAAACCACTAAAAAATTAGCCTGCGGAATACATGACCCGCATACACGCAGAAAATTCCTCAATCTTATGATTGAAGCCGAAGCGGCCCATGCCGCTGGTAAAAATCGTAAGTTTAGTGATCCTGCTACTTCACAAAAAGGTCGTGAAGTATCTAAAGAATAATAAATAAGTATGCAACGCCAACTATTAGTTGACGTCGGTATCTTAGACGCTTGGGGTGCTAACTCCTTTACTACTGTGTTACACGTAGAACGCCGTCCGTATGCAGTTCCTGCTAGCCATTTATTTTTTTTTTAGAGAATTATTAAAATGACGAAGAAATCTATTCATTTAGCATTCTTAAGTGTTTATGCCCTTATTACTTTAGGGTTAATAACTTATACACAATTGGCTTGGAATGTTATATTTGTTTTACTAGCATTACCGGTGTTATATCTATTATTTGAAACAAAAATATACACTAATGACAGCAAAGTAAAAATAGCACAGGCTTTTGCATACCTAGGCAGTCTGGTGACCTTGATATTTGCGTGGAATCTCAAATTATTTTTATTTGCTTTGTTTTGTGGTTGGTTGCTTTTTGGCATAGGTGTTAGTATATGTCTACATAAATGGGCTAGTCATAGAACTTTTGCACCACGAAATCAATTTTGGAAAACTATAATTTTATGGTTTGGTTCTATGTGTACCCTAGGAAGTACTATTAGCTGGGCCGCAGGACATCGAGAACACCATAGATTTACGGACAAACAAGGTGATCCGCATAGTCCATCTGGAAGTCTGTGGCACAAGATCAAAGTTTATTTTTACTATTTTCCTACTTATCCAATCAGTCCAATGCTGATCAAAGACCTTACTATTGATACTGGGCATAAATGGTTCCATAAACACTATTACAAGGTAATCTACAGCTATGCGTTGGGACTATGTTTAATTGATCCGATATACGCAGGTTATTTTTATTGTTTGCCGGTATTATATGTATTCACGGGCATAAGCTGGGTAACCGTGATTGCACACTTGCCATATTCGGGACGTTGGGGATATCGAAGTGATACCTATAGGATTTATAAAAGTAATGACTACACGTATAACAGTCATGTATGGCAGTTCCTATTAATGGGAGAAGGTTATCATAATACGCATCATACCTGTCCTTGGCTTTGGAACAATGCTATATTACCCAAGGAATTCGACATATCGGGGCAAATCATCAAAAGGATCGGTCACGTAAATGATCGTCCTCCTTTACCTTTTGATAGTATCCGTAAAGGGCAAGAAATGTTTAATGAAATAGCCCAAGTAACTGAAAAAAATAAAGTTAACAATCGTCTGGAAGTGCCGAATCCAACATGAGAAAACCTATTGCACTAGTTGGATACCGTTCAGGATTAGATTTGTTAGTAGATATTGCTGATGAACTAGATGTAGAAATAGCTGGTATATTTGACAAGTATTTTTTTGGAAACACAGAACAGATAGATGGAATACCTTTTATAGGTAATGAAGAACAAATTCCTGAATCAGATGTTGCGAAATATGATTTTTTACTAGCCAGCGGATGGGCAGGACATAGTAATATCAAAAATATTGAACATAATGGTGATAACTTACGCAAGCGTAGAATACGTATTTTCCGTGAACGTAATTTGCCAATGGCAAATTTGATAAGTCCTAGTGCTTTTATAAGCCCTAAAACTTTTGTAGGGAATAGTGTAGTTGTTGCAAGAGATTGTTATATTCGAGCGAAGTCTCATATCGGTGATTTTTGTTATTTAGACAGCGGAAGCGCAGTAGCACATGATGTAAGGCTTGGTGAAAATGTAATTATGACACCATATACTTTTGTCGCAGGACATATTCATGTAGGTGATAATGTTATGATAGGTGCCGGCAGTATGATAGTAAACAGTTATCCAGATCGAGCATTAGAAATAGGTAATGATGTTAAAATAATGGCCGGCACTACAGTTATGCGAGATGTGCCTGATGGTAAGTTTGTTCATTCAAGCGGTAAAATTTTGCGTAGATTAGATTTAAAAAAGGAATAATATGGAAAAGAAATTATGGGATAGTATCGATAGCTCAATACTAAAGTCATTACCTAATGCCGCACGTGGATATGAGCAACGTATCAATATCCCAGAATTTACATTCTTAGGCGGTGCTAATCAACCAGACTTTGGTGATGTTACTATTTGGTTCTATGGCAAAGATAAGACTATTGAATTAAAAAGTCTTAAGCAATACATATTCCAATACCGCGACACACGTTTGAGTTACGAGCGAGCATTAGATGTTATGTATAAAGATCTTAAAGCAGTGTATGAACCAGATCGTATTCGTATAGAAATTGAATACCGCCCACGTGGAGGTATAAGTAGTAGAATGACCGTAGACAGCGATTGGGGCCATTTGGGTGGCACTGATCAACTTTGGCAACATCACAAGGATTAATATGGATTATAAAGTAAAAGACATTACATTGGCCGCCTGGGGTCATAAAGAAATCGCTATTGCTGAAACAGAGATGCCAGGATTAATGGCAGTCAAAGCAGAATATTTAGAAGCCCAACCACTTAAAGGTGCACGTATTGCTGGGTCATTGCATATGACCATTCAAACAGCAGTATTAGTCGAAACATTAATAGCTTTAGGTGCTGAAGTGCGTTGGTCAAGTTGCAACATATTTTCAACACAGGATCACGCCGCCGCCGCACTAGCTGATCAAGGTATACCTGTATTTGCTTGGAAAGGTGAAACAGAAGAAGAATACTGGTGGTGCATTGAACAGACAGTTAGTGGTCCAGACGATTGGCAGCCAAACATGTTACTTGATGATGGTCATGACCTTACATGGTATATCCATGAAAAACATCCGCATCTATTAGAAGGAATCCGTGGAGTAACAGAAGAAACAACAACTGGTATCCATAAAATCAATGAAGCAATGGCCAAGGGTGAATTCAAGTTACGTGCTATAAATGTTAATGACAGCGTGACCAAAGCTAAATTTGATAACTTATATGGTTGTCGCGAGTCATTAGTTGATGGTATTAAACGTGCCACTGACGTGATGATCGCAGGTAAGGTAGCAGTGGTAGCAGGCTTTGGTGATGTAGGTAAAGGGTCAGCGGCCGCACTTCGCGCACTATCAGCACAGGTTTGGGTAACTGAGATCGATCCAATCTGCGCACTACAGGCTGCCATGGAAGGCTATCGTGTAGTTACCATGGACTATGCCGCAGATAAGGCAGATATCTTTGTTACAGCCACAGGCAACATTGATGTTATTACGTATGGCGATATGTTAAAAATGAAAAATAATTCTATAGTATGTAATATTGGCCATTTTGATAGTGAAATCGATGTTGCAAGTTTGCAAGATTATTGTCAATGGGAAGAAATTAAACCACAAGTAGATCACATTATATTTCCAGATAATAAACGTATTATTCTTTTGGCCAAGGGTAGATTAGTAAACCTAGGTTGTGCTACAGGACATCCGAGCTATGTAATGAGTAATTCATTCACTAACCAAGTTCTAGCACAGATCGAAATGTTCAATAACTTTGATGATTATCAAATTGGTTATCTATATCTACTGCCAAAACATTTGGATGAAAAGGTCGCTCAATTACATTTGGCTAAGATTGGTGCAGAATTGACAACGTTAACCGCTGATCAAGCCACATATATTGGCGTTGCGGTCGCTGGACCATACAAACCTGATAGTTATCGTTATTAACAGATCATTAAGTAATATTTTAACCTACGGGTTATGTATATAAATAAAACGTGGCTTATGTGTAACAGAATTTTATTCTGTGGCATTTTTGCAACAATTTATAACCGAGGAAACACAATGAAAAAAACTTTAATCGCAACACTTATCGCTGGTCTATCATTTGGCACAGTAGCATTAGCTGAAGACGGCAAAAACTTTGCTCACATCCAATACACATTCCGTGATACAATCGCTGACAATAAGGCTGACACTAATAGACAAGGTGTTAACTTTACGATTGGCCGCAAGGTGTTAGACAACCTAACAATCGATTTAGGTGAACAGTTCCGTACTGAACGTCTAAACAATGATACTGGTGTAAGCACAACACGTTTAGAAGCAGGTGCTACATACTCATACAATCTACTTCCAGCTGTGTCATTATACACACGTGGCGGATTAGGTCAGAAGTTTACTTCAAATCAAGACTATACATACTATTCAGTTGAACCAGGTATCAAATACGCTGTAACAGATGCAGTGTCAGTTAAAGCAGGATACCGTTTCCGTGATGCGTTTAATGACTCATACAATGAAAAAACAAACACAGTACGATTTGGTGCTGAATACGCTGTCGCTAAAGATCAAGCATTGACATTAGGCATTGATCGTAGCTATGGTGCTAGTGACTTCATTGGTTACAATGCAGGTTACATGATCAAGTTTTAATCAAACTAATAACGCCTCTTAACAATGCGCAACCTTTATTAGTATCCAAAAAGCCCTGCTCCGGTGGGGCTTTTTCTTGACTTTTGAAGATATAGGTACTATAATGTTATTATGAAAATACAAGGTACCAAAAATAAATCACGATTATTAAAAAAACAACTGCTTAGATCAAAGCCCAGAGAGGTTAATATCTATAAGAGTGAGTTTACAGACAAATATAGATTATTAATTGAATCATTTAACAAAGACAGTTTCAGACTATATGAAGAATTATATAGAAAATGGGCATCTGGAGCACGGCCAAAACAATATCTATTAGACGAATGCATCAAACAACAAATCACAGGTCCAATTTTAGAACTAGCAACTATTAGAGTCTCTAATAGATATGACCATCAAAAAATACTTCAAAGCCTGCGCCATCGTTGGACCAATGAGCTTGAACATAGAAGAGAGCAAGTTAATAACGATGAAAATAAATTTTGGACAACTATGGCTAGATTGATTCAACGTCGAGCAACGGATGATGGTATTAATCTTTATTTGGAATGGCAAGGCAAAGCCGGGTTAGTCAAGTTGATTGATTTCTTAAAAGCACAATTTAAAAAACAAAATGGAATTTGTGCTATATCAAAACAACCGATGACTTTAAAAATTGGAGAAATAAAAAAGAATCCCGACAAGTGCTCACCTGATAGAAAAAACAGTAACAAAGGATACGAACCAACAAATCTTTGGTTGGTAACCTGGTGGGCAAATAAAATGAAAATGGACGTACCGATGGTCACCTTTTGGAAAAGGATTGACATATTAGCCCAGGTTAGGTAACAATCTAAGGTTGACTTAACATAGTATTTCTGTTATACTTAAACAGTAACATTCTATAATTATGGAGTAAAACATGTTTGATTCAATTGAAATTCGTAAAGTAACAAATGGATTTGTAGTGATCCTTACACAAGAAGATGAAACCAGTGAGTATGTATTTGATACTAGCCGTAAAGCTATCAAGTTTATCAAAGAATACGTAGAAACCAAGGTTGCTCGCACAGTAGCAGACAGAGTAGAAGCATAATTTTTCTACCATATTTTGTTAAAATAAATACAAAATAGCAGTAAATTCAACGAAAACTGGAGAAATCAATGTCAAAAACCGTCTTAGTGACTGGCGGTGCGGGTTTTATCGCACACCACGTTATTGAAAATATTTTAAGGAATACCGATTGGAATGTAGTCAGCTTAGACAGACTAGACTTCTCGGGTAATCTAAATCGACTATCAGATATGATGGCAGATTTTGATCAAGAAACCAAAAAGCGTGTGAAGATCGTATTCCATGATCTACGTGCTGAATTAAATCCAATGGTAGCCCGTGATATTGGTGATGTAAATTATGTCTTACATCTAGCCGCAGGCAGCCATGTTGATCGATCAATTGAATTCCCAATGGAATTTGTCTGGGATAACGTAGTTGGTACAGGTCATATATTAGAGTTCGCACGTAAATTAAAAAATCTAGAACGTTTCATCTATTTCTCAACAGATGAAGTATTTGGTCCAGCACCCAACGGCGTAAACTACGGTGAACGTGATCGTTATAACAGTTCTAATCCATATTCAGCAACCAAAGCTGGTGGCGAAGAACTAGCAGTAGCATTTGAAAATACATATAAATTACCTATCTACATCACACATACCATGAATGTGTTTGGTCAACGCCAACACCCAGAGAAGTTTATTCCGATGTGTATCCGTAAGGTAAACGATGGTGACGCCATCACTATCCACAGTGATGCAACCCGCACTATTCCGGGTAGTCGTTTCTATATCCATGCCGCAGACGTAGCAGACGCTATGATGTTCTTGCTGGGATTAGATTCAACTAAACTAGAAGCAGACTATGGTGATGCACGTTGTCCTAAGTTTAACCTAGTAGGCAAACAAGAGATTAATAATTTACAACTAGCACAGATTATCGCTGATGCGCAAGGAAAAGAATTGAAGTACGAAATGGTTGACTTCCATAGCTCACGCCCAGGACATGACTTGCGTTATGCTCTCAGCGGTGACTACATGCGCAGTTTAGGTTGGGAACCTAAGGTTAGTTTAACAGAACGTATCGGTGAAGTAGTTGAATGGACATTGAAGAACGACCGTTGGCTACGTTGCGAATAAAGGATAACTATGAAAAATATCGTATTACTAACTTCGGCAGTGTATACTAACTATGGTATCTACAAGCCAGCAGAGCGAATCCAACAGACATTAGACACAGCTAAAAGTGCTAAGAAATATATTCCTGGTGCTGTGATCATCCTAGTAGACAACAGCAAAGTTGATGTACAAAATGATACTAGCGTAGAGTTTGAAGAACTCATTGATCTAGTTGACTACTACATCGACAACAGTGACGATGATGATATCAAATATTTCCATAATAATGTACAGAACTATGACATTGGTAAGAATGCCATGGAAGCTATTGGCCTGATGAAGGCATTAACTTATATCAACGGTGATGAAGACATGAAAAAAGTTATTGCTGATGCTGATCGTATTTTTAAACTTAGTGGTCGCTATCAAGTAACTGACAAGTTTGATATTGCTAAGTTCAGCAACGCTAATACCAAAGACAAATATGTGTTTAAAAAGGCACAACCAAGCTGGATTAATCCAGCTGATACCGGAGTTAATACCTTATTACAAACACGTCTATGGTCATTTACTCCTGCTATGCTATTGAATACCATGCAGTTGTATAAAGACATCATTGAGACCATGGTAGGTTTATTTAATCAAAACAAATATATCGATAATGAACATGCTATGAGTAAGTTTATTCCAAGAGACATGTTAGTTGAATTAGAAACAGTGGGACTGCAAGGTAATATCGCTCCTAATGGCATGATGATCATTGATTGATGAAAAAAGTATTAATCCTAGGTGGTGCAGGCTACATTGGAACTAGACTCAGAGAAGTTCTGAGACAAAATCATTTTGTTAAGACCAACGATATCTGTTGGTTTAATCATGACGAGACCAGTGACCGTAGAGATTACCATAAGCTGACAAAGAAAGAATTAGCAGAGGTTGAAGTAGTCATAGTGCTTGCCGGCCACAGCAGTGTGCCAAGCTGTCTTGGTGCATTATACAGTCCTTGGTTAAACAACGTCACTAACTTTACAGACTTACTAGCTAAGCTAGATGATCAATTGGTTATCTATGCTAGTAGTGCTAGTGTGTATGGTAACAGTGCACCAGGTCAGCAACACAAAGAAACTAACAAGATATTTGTGCCTGTTAACAACTATGACGTTACAAAATATGCATTAGACCAGCAGGCAACGATCGCTAACTTAACAGGCAAGCGTGTGATAGGTCTGCGTTTTGGTACAGTCAACGGATATAGTGCTAATCTACGTGTTGATGTGATGATCAACAGTATGTATCACAGTGTGCAGAATGACCGAGGTATACAAGTAAGTAATAGTCACATCAGTCGTGCCATGTTAGGTATAGAAGACCTATGCCGTGCGGTAGAACGTTGTATCGAACAGCCGGTGCCGGGTATCTACAACCTAAGCAGTTTCAATGCCACAGTTGGTGAGATAGCCGAAGCTGTTAGTAGGAAACTTGGTGCTGAGATAGTAGACAAGGGCAATACTGCTAATGCCTATGACTTTGCATTAGATACAGGATTGTTTGAACAGACATACGATTTTGAATTTGAAGAAACACCAGATACGATATTAAATGGATTGATAGAGCACTATGGAGAAAGTTTGCCACAGTGGAGAGACAAATATATAATTTATAATTGGGAACAAGATCATGCAAGACGCTAAACAACTTACAGAATGCCTTTGCTGTGGCAGTGAGAAATTAAAACTAGTCCTAGACTTAAATGAACAGCCACTGGCTAATAGTTTTAAGAAAACAGCGGAGGAAGCAGAACCAACATTTCCATTACGATTAAACATCTGCGAAGCTTGTACACACTTGCAATTAAGTCATGCAGTAAATCCTGACCTATTGTTTAAAAACTATCTATACGTAAGTGGCACGAGTCAAACACTCCGTGACTACTTTGATTGGTTCGCTAAAGAAACGTTGACCTATGCACCAGCTGCTGAAACAGTATTAGACATCGCCTGTAACGACGGCAGTCAATTGAACAGTTTCAAAGCATTGGGATTAAAAACTTACGGAGTTGATCCTGCAGAGAATCTACATGTATTAAGTAGTGCTAATCACGATGTGGTATGTGACTATTTCACAGACAAATATGCCTATCACTATGGTAGTAAGAATCTAGATATCATCACAGCACAAAATGTATTTGCTCACAACAGTTATCCACTAGAATTCCTTAAACAGTGTAAAGAGATCATGCATGATGCTAGTGTGTTGTTCATCCAGACTAGCCAAGCAGATATGATCCGTAACAATGAGTTTGACACCATCTATCACGAGCACCTAAGTTTCTTTAATGCTAGTAGCATGAGAGCATTGGCTCAGCGTGCTGGCTTGTATCTGATCGATATACGCAAAACACCTATCCATGGTAATAGCTATATGTTTGTGTTTAAGAAGTCAGCCGAAGATACTAGCAAGGTTAATGCAGTGTTAGCAGAAGAAAGTGAACAAGGCTTACAAGATATGAATACCTATCTAGCCTATGCTGATCGTGCTGTTACTATTGTAGAAGATCTTAAACATACTATCGAACATTATCGTGGATTGGGCTATATAGTGGCAGGCTACGGTGCAGCCGCCAAGGGCAATACCCTATTGAACTTTAGTAAAACAGTCTTAGATTTTATTATCGATGACAACCCATTAAAACAAGGATTATATAGTCCTGGTATGAGCACTCCTGTAGTGCCTATCGCTAAACTAGATGACTACGCAGAAACTAAAGTGGCATTTGTTCCTTTGGCGTGGAACTTCTTTACAGAAATCCGTAAAAATATTAAAAATAAACGCGACCGTGAAGGTGACGTGTTTATTAAATACTTCCCAACTATAAGCATAGAATAATGAAAAAGACTCTAATCAGTCATTTTTACAACGAAGAATACATGTTGCCCTGGTTCCTTAATCATCACAAGCAGATATTTGATCACGGAGTGATGATTGATTATCATTCAACTGATCGTAGTGTAGAGATCATTAAAGAAATCTGTCCTACATGGGATATCGTAACAAGTCGCAACAATGATTTCCAAGCAGATATGATTGATATGGAAGTCATGGAAATTGAAAAGCATATCGATGGTTGGAAGATAGCACTAAACGTCACAGAACAGATGATTGGTGACTATAGTATATTAGATGATAATCCAGGACAATGGTTATTACCTACAGTGTTTATGGTAGATACAGACCGTGATCGTCTTGTTACACAGGATAGTCCATTATACGAACAAAAGCATTGGGGATTCAGTTTTAAAGACAGCCAGCAGGCATTCTTAGAACGTCGAAGTCGTAGTATACACAATGTTCCGGTGTACTACCCAGCAACTAATACTCAGGAATGTATGGGGCCTGGTAGGCATTATCATACATATAATACAGACCAATTGGTAATATTTTACTATGGTTGGTGTCCATTTGATGATAGTCAACTAGGCCGCAAGCTACAGATACAAACACAAATACCTTTGATTGATCGCCAACGTGGTTGGGGATTCCATCATATTACTAATAAAGAAACATTAACCTATAGGCTTGAAAACGAGTTCATACCTAGAGCAAGAAACATAAAAGAGGAAATACAACTGTATGTTACCAAACATAAAAATCTTTCAAATATACTTTAAACCTGAACTAATAGTACACTGTGATCCACATTTCATTCCATTAGACAACACTGCTAATCCGCGTCCAGACCTACGTGAGTGGGACGTGTGGGATCGTGAATATGATGGATTGATAGCAAGTGATTTAGAATATTGGGGATTTGTCAGCTGGAAATTTAAAGAGAAAACGAATCTTACTGGTGAACAGGTATACGACTTCATCGCTGCCAATCCTGGACAAGATGTTTACTTATTAAATCCCTGTATCATTAACGAATCCTGTTTTGCTAATTCGTGGGAACAAGGTGATTTACATCATCCTAATATCAGTGATATAGGCAATAAGTTTTTACAAAAAATCGGATATGATGCTGATGTTAAGGGTATGTTATTAGATCGCAACACCACAGTGTTCGCTAACTATGTAGTTGGTAGCCGTAAGTTTTGGACCAAATTTATGGAGTTCAGCCGCAAGTTATTTACAGAGGCAGATAAGGATCCTGTGTTCAAGCAAGAAGTGTTTGGTGCCGGTGGTAGCAACTATGCTCACGATAAAACATTACCAAACTTTACATTCTTGATCGAAAGATTGATACCTACTTTTATCGAGCTTGAAAATCTCAGCACTGTAGGATTTAAACATAGTCCTGATACACTAGCTATCAAGTATCAGCCCTATGCCAATGATATCATGGCACTCAGTGATCTAAAAGTCGCTGTAAATCGTTACAATTCAGACGAATTATATGATATTTGGAACTTTTATCGTCATAAATTTCTAGGTCAGTATCAGGGAATTTTAAATCTGGAATAGTTATCCTATATTTTGGTTAGTTTTATACGCATAAAACTCTGGATTCTTGTGGCTACATAATACTACGTTCGGAGGATTCAGAATGAGTATTAACCAAGAAACCGAATCAAGATACTATTGCGCAGGGAGATATTGCACAATGAGAGAACAGTGTCACAGACACACATCAAGCACAGGAGTTAACCGTGCTCCATTTGAAGACTATGATTTAGTAGCATTAAAAACTAAACCATGCCAACATTATATCGATCGCGACGCTGCGACCGGTATAAATTCTTAGGAAGATCAGCCTTAAGACAAGACTAACAGGAGGGAAAAATATGAGCGTGTTCACACGATTCAAAAAAATACTAACCTGGACAATAATGTCCACAGCAGTTTTAGCACTAACAGTAACATCAATAGCCAGCGGTAATCAAGACCGTGCCTTTGGTTTTAAGATGGCCAAAGCACAGCAACAGCAAACCAAAGTCTTAGAACGTCAATTAGCCTGCTTGGCCCGTAATGTATTTTACGAAGCCAATGGCGAACCCATGGCAGGACAGATGGCAGTGGCTCAGGTCACAGTTAATCGTGCTCGTAGCGGACTATTTCCTAATGATTTGTGTGCTGTAGTTTCACAGTCTACCATAACAGGCGGCGACACTCGCGTGTGCCAATTTTCGTGGTATTGTGACGAACAATTAAATAAGAAAAAAATCATCAGCAAAAACAACCCCAGCTATATCGCCGCCAAAAAAGTATTAGTTGACGGGCAACGAGTAGCCCACATCGACAAAGACGTCATGTGGTTTCACGAAGACTCAGTAAAGGTCAACCCACGTTGGCCACACAAGGTTGCTACCAAAATTGGTAACCATGTGTTCTACACTCGACAAAAATAACTTGACCTTTTGCTATCACTCGTGTATAATACATGCATGAGTGATAGATATCAAGATACAAATTGGGGCAAGCACGGTAATCCAAATAGAACAGATTGGTTCCACACCTTACGTGAGTTAAATCAGTCAAATACCACACATTGGAACAAACATAAAGATCGCCCGCTGTTCCATGACGGTATGGAAACCAAAGTCAGTGTTTGGACTATAGTTTGGGTTATAACTTTTATCATCATACTCAGCGGGGTCAGTGATACTGCCCGTGGGGTAATATTCTATGGTATTAACATTACGGAAAACTGGTATGCCAGCGTGGACAGCTTATTAGACGCATTAGGTGCACCTAAACTACCGTAACAACTAAATAATTATATAGTGACAAAATCACTATATTTTAACTATGCCCAAAAGGCGAAAGGAAGTAAAATGGCAAACTATAATGTATCAGGGTTACAATCCCTGGCTGATCTAGCCCACGAAGCGGCTATCAAAGGCATTCCTAGCAAGCCACTAGAAACTACACAACCAGCAGAAACAGTAACACCTTGCGCAGACAATGATAAAGCCTGCACAAAACGCTGGATTGATAGTATCAGTGACTGTTGTTAATCTAGTAAAATCAACTTTTTAAAACCTGTTGACACTGGTCGATAAATATTGTAAAATGTATTATCAACTAGGGGTCAATGATGACTGTAGATTTTCAAAGAATAGAGAACTGTCACGTAGTTCATAAACCTTGGGGCACCGAAACTTGGCTAATGCCGGGTACGGATGTTTACCCATTCGCACTCAAAGAATTAATCCTAAAAGCAGGCTTTGTTACTAGCCTACAAGTCCACCAATTCAAATCTGAAAGTATCCACTTACACGTAGGTAATGGTGCGCTAATTTACCATCCACGCCCTTTTGATTGCCAGCGTTATCTAGCTGGCGGATATTCAGCTGAAGAAATCGCACAGATTAAAAGTGAATTAATTACTGAAGAGCTAGCACCTGGTGCTGTATTCCATACACCACCTTGCACTATACATCGTATGGTTGCACATGATGATCTACACTACACAGAAGCCAGTACCACTCAATTAGATGACGTTATACGTCTTGAAGACTCTGCCAACAGAGGACATGGAAGAATCGATGCCGAACACCAACAATAAACTCACAGTATTAATCTTAGCCGCGGGCTATGGTCGTCGTATGGGTCCATTTGGTCGTATGATACCTAAGGCACTTATCCCATATGACAACAAACCATTGATCAGTCATATCATGGAAAAGTTTGATCAAGGAACACGCTTTGTTGTGGCCTGTGGTCATATGGGACAATACATCAAAGATTATGTTGGTGTGGTCCACAGTGATAAAGACGTGGTATTTGTAGACATTCCCAACTACGCAGAAGGTGATACAGGACCTGCTACCAGTATACAGGCCTGTGCCAAATATCTACATGGTGGATTCATGTGGTTGGCCTGTGACACATTATTTGACTTTGAATATAGAGATAAACTAGATCACGATTGGATTGGTGTCCATCCTGTAGATAGTAATATCGCACAAGACTACTGTTGGATTGAACGTGAAGCAGACAATATCATCAGTGTAAAGAATAAACTACCCAGCAAGACCGCAGTTGATGCGTTTATTGGATTAATGTATGCTAAAGATGATCAATACCTAAACAACCTAATCCGCCGCAAGGCCAAAGAAACACCAGAGGGTTTCGATGGATTAAAATTACGAGCACATACGGTTCGCGGATGGAAAGATTTTGGCACATATGAAAAATGGGAAGAACTGTCAAGCGAATTTACAGATGTAAGTTTCCCAAAACCAGATGAATTATTCTATAACGATAACAAGAAGATCATCAAGTTCTGGACTAATCCTAAGCAGGCAGAAATGCGTGTCAAGCGTGCCGAATGTAATCCAGAGGCCATGCCATCAAATGTAGAGCAATCAGGTAACTTCCTAATACATGACTTTGCTAAGGGTGATATTGTTTATAATCATTACACACCAGAGATATTTGAAAATATGTTGGCTTGGTGTGAAACAACATTATGGAAATCTGCACCATCTGAGAACGATGCTGACATCGATCACCTAACTATTTGTAATAAATTCTATCATGATAAAACCATGGAACGTGTTGAAATGTTCCGTGCCAAATATGCTAACTGGTCAGAGCCCTGTGTGGTTAATGGGGTTGAAGTAGATACCATCGATACCTACTTGAGCAAGATTGACTTTACTTGGTTAACAACAGAAACATCATGGAAATTTATACACGGTGATCTACACTTTGACAATACCATTTATCAACATGGTCAATACCTAGGTCCGTTGACCAACTATGAAGAACACAAAAAACATTTCTCAGATCAATTCACTGCTATCGATTGGCGCACTGATTTTGGTGGCGCACTTTATGGTGACCAATATTATGATCTGGCAAAAATGCTAGGCGGGTTACATCTGAGTTATAAAGATATCAAACATGAACGTTACAGCTACACAGAACGTAATGATTATGCTACGATAGAAGTTCCTAGCGTAAAAGATGTGCAGGTGTATGAAGATATCTTACAGCGTTGGGTAGTCAAACAAGGACTAGATTGGAAGAAAGTTAAGACACTGGTGCCAATCATCTACTTGAACATGAGTCCATTACATGAAGCACCGTTTGACAAGTTCTTGATAGCTCTGGCACAACTACATTTTAACAAGGTATTGGGATAATGTATAAACGTTTTATCATGGATGTAGATGGTGTATTAAATGATGGCATGCTCTACTGGGGTGTGGATGGCAAACCATTCAAGGCCTTTGGTAACTATGATCACGATGGACTAAAACTCCTACGCAATCATCTAGACATAGAGTTTGTCAGTGCTGATGAAAATGGCTGGCCTATCACCTATAACCGAGTTACGACACACATGAAGTTTCCTGTGACCATGGTTAAAGAAAAAGATAGACTTAACTGGGTCTTAAGCAAAGGAGATCCAAAGGAAACTATCTTCATGGGTGACGGACCTTACGATGCAAAGATATTCCCACACGTGGGATTGAGTTTTGCCCCAGCACAGGCCTGGAGAACAGCAAGAGCTAATGCTACCCACGTAACAGAACGTGAAGGTGGCAAAGGTGCAGTAATGGACGCTTGCGTTATTATTATGGATAAGATGGGGATTGAACATGGATTTTAGACTAGGATTTGGACCAATGAGCCGCGAGGTAATTACAGCGATCTGTAACTACACACACGATACAAAAAGACCTTTGATGATTATCGCAAGCCGTAATCAAGTTGATGCTGAAACAGGTTATGTGATGACTACCCCAGAACTGCGAGCTCTATTGGATACACTACCGACTGACTACGTCTGGATGTGTCGTGATCATTGCGGTCCATATTTCTTAGACAGCGAAAAAGGACTAAGCCTTAAAGACGCTGTAGAAGCAACTAAAAAAACTATCGCCTATGATATCGAACAAGGATTTAATCTAATCCATATCGACACTAGCCGTGTTGATGATACCTATGGCATCGCTGAAGAACTATTTAAATTCTGTATCGATCTTAATCCTAACATTCGTTTTGAATTTGGTACAGAAGAAAACGTAGGCGTTGCGGCGGGTGCTATCAAATATCGTGAAGATGTGGCCTTTGCTAAGAACATACCTAATTTAGAATTTGTTGTGGCACAAACAGGTAGCCTATGTCACGAAGATCATCAGGCAGGCACATTTGAAATTGATACAGTACGTGAGCTTGTACGAGTAGCAAATGAAAATGGTGTTAAACTAAAAGAACACAATGCTGATTACCTAACAGCAGAACAAGTACAACTACGCAAGGCCGCAGGTGTACACGCCATGAACATTGCTCCACAGCTGGGTGTAGTACAGACTAAACTATTAAAAGAGATGGCACTAAGCCGCGGTGGCTTACATGAATGGAATGCGTTCAGTCAAGTGGTATTGGCCAGCAAGCGTTGGAAGAAATGGACCGACAGCGATCAAGATGAACAAAAGGTTATCGTTGCTGGACACTATTGTTTTGCCGGTCCAGAATATCAGGCTATCTTAGATCAAATCAGCCAACATGGTGATTGGACTAACGAAGTCAATCAAGCCATGTATCAAATCTTCAGCACCTACACAGATAATCTAGCCTAATGATAGTTTTATTCAATGTAAAGATCACGGACATCCGCATGGGCTATCCCTATCGCCGTGCGGCATGGATGCCAAATCCAGAACGTTATGATGTATTCCGATATTGTCTTGCCAGTACCGCAGTGCTGGAGCCCTTAGTCAGCAAGTTCATATTCTGTATTACTCTAGCACCTGAACTAGCACACCGCCAACAAGAACTAGAAGCATATATGCGTGAACTATTTCCTAGCGATAAACTAGAGTTGATATGGTCGCGCTGTGACTATGGTCGTGATTGGCGCCAAATCTGTGATCAATATTTAACTGACCCTGAAGAGATAGTTTGGCTGGCCTGTAATGATGATCATATCTTTATTGATAGTAATTTGGACATGGTTGAAAGTGCTATCAATTGGTTAGAGTTGGATCCAGATCCAAATGCTGTGATGTATTATAGCCATTGGCCAGAACAGATGCGCATGAGTAAACATTACAATGGTGAACTTACCAGTGATGGATACTTTATACGTTATAACTGGGAAACCTATGATGGCATCATGATGCTCAAAGCCGGTCGTCTTAAGAAGTATTGGGATCGTGACTACGGTAATACCTTAATGTTTAAAGTAGACTACCTAGGTGCACATCATGGATATGTATGTCCGGGTCCAGTCTATGCCCCAACTAAAGAAATAGTCCGTCACTATGAAGGTTACAGTCATGTCAATGATAATATGGCACAGACCCTAGAAAATATCGTTCCACCCATATTCATTCCGCCGGGCTTCTTTGAAGGTGATTTGAAGATCGCCATAGGGTTCTATGACCGTGATGATAGTTGGACTAATTTCAATCCAGCGGCAGAATGGCTATACAATGCCAAAACTTCAGGCGCAGATTATCGTTGGGTAGAAGAAGATATTCCTTTATTTTGGCGGTCAAGAATAGGTAAAGTCACTCATAGTCCAGAATATGATAAAGAGGCCATGCGTCAAGCTCGTGATACGGCTATGTTGGTAGCAACTCATGTTCCTATGAAATGTTACGGCATAGAATTTGGCCTAGAAAACCACCATCCACGAGAGTATTTTTCCAAGCACTTTTTAGCATAATTTTGGTTGACATTTTGGTTGTTTGAGTGTATAATGTTACACATAGACAATAAGAAATGGAGAAGGAAAATGCTAAAAAAGCTACTGATTTTAGCCACATTATTTAATCTCGTAGCATGTACTACCAATCACGATCCTAAACTAGCTTGGTGGGTTACACAATCACCTAGTGGCATGGAAAAACTACCCGCGACGGGCAAAACGGGTGTAAACATACAGCAGGTTTGGATAGATGGCACGGGTTATAACGTCGTCACCCCAGCGCAGTAATATACACTAATACGATTTTGTGTAAATTTTGGTTGACTTTTTGGTTGTTTGAGTGTATAATGTTACACATAGACAATAAAAAAGGAGCAATTAAATGGATATTCAAGCAATTCACAACGAAGCACGTCAAGCCGCAATCCAAGCAGAAAACGCTTATCTAGCCCAGCACGGTGAACCAATGTATTGTGGTTTTGCCTGGGTAGATGTGTTTGTAGCTCGCACTAACAGCAAAGAAGCTAAAGAACTTATTAAAATTGGCTTTAAGAAAAGCTGGAGAGCTAAATGTTTAAACCTTTGGAGCCCTGGTGGTTATAATGGTCAAAGCATGGACGTTAAAGAAGCTGGTGCCCATGCCTATGCAGAAGTCCTAAGCAAGTATGGATTCAATGCTTATATGGGTGCAAGAGCTGACTAAATTTTGGTTGACAAACACCTAAAAAGGTGCTATAATTATACTATAAAATAAGAAAGCAGACAACTGCTTCACAATATTTTAATTAATATAAAGGACTAGACAAATGCAGGCATTCGTAAAAATTAAGAACGGTAGTTACCGTAATCAAGAAGTTCGAGATGAAGTGTTTCCACTCATCAAACAATTCCAATTAGGTAGTAAAGGTGGATACATCACAGTAGACGGCACTGGTCGTTTTGGTAAAGACAAAATACGTGTTAATCTATCTAGTCTTACAGACTATGAACTAGTAGAAGCACCTGCTATCGCAGTTGAAGCAGTAGATCCAGCAGTAGAAGAACAACGTATCAGTGAAATCGC